TCCATATTCACCACATGATCGGGGTCAACGACAGAAAATGATGTTGCAGTGGTAGTTGTGCCTGTTCCCCACGCGTTCCCAGCCCATGCAATTTGCCGATTGTCGGACGCGTTTCCTCCAGGGAGCATGTCATATTGAGTCCCCAATACAGCATAAACGCCGTCAGTGCCTCCCCCATCACTCCAAACATGAAACTCTTTCACTTTGACACCATGATTCAACCGGCCGTCATCCACGATCAGGCGGTGAACAAGGGTATCTTCCAACCGACCTCGCAAAGTGCGAACTTTTCTCACTTCTTACCACCCGCCAATTTGTGTGCGGCTTTGACAGCAAGTTTGAACCCGTTCTTCTTCCATTTGCCGGACTTGAGTTTGTATCGAGGAGCGAGTTTCTTGAAAGCGGCTTTGTATCGGCGGTTGTACGCTGACGCTTTGCGTGAACGACGCTTGACTTCTTTTGCACCCGATTGAATGGCATTGGTGCCCACGCGTTCAACACGCTCGCCCACCTCTGCTCCAATTTGCATAGCGAGAGCGGGATTCATGCCCCTATCAATGAGAAGGCCGCGCAAGATGTCGCAGGTTGCACACATTGTGAAACCTCACTGTTGGGATAATGCAAGGGCCATAGCAGCGGATTGAGAAAGAGTTTCAACGGTGCATTCCAAAATAACAGACATCGAACCGCCGGTTGGATATACATTTGATGCCGAACTATCAAACCCAAGGTAAATTTGTTCAACACCAACAAGATATCCGCTTGTCCATGCTTGAGGGCCAATGTCTTGAGTGTCCGTCAACGTGGACAGTGCAAGAGTGCCGTCAAAGGAAGCAATTTGTTGACCGCTGGCGATCAAGGATTTGTCCGTCAATGCAACAATCGAGGATTGACTTTGGGTGGTAAGTTGATAGTTGCAGGTTTCAATGACAGGCCCTGGTCCCGTAGGATTGGTGTCAAGATTGGGATAGCGAACTTCGCAACGATGAATGCGAAGAACGCTCTTTCCGAGTGCGTCAACATACGCCCCGAGGTCAATCGCCGCTTGGGCGAAAGTGGTTCCGTTCGTTTCAACAGTTGCTCGGATAAAGAAAGAGTCGCTCTTTGCCATGAACTCTATCATGATAGGTTTAGTCTTTAATTATATCTTAAGTGCTGGAATCATTGGGGTATTGCGCCTTTCGTAGCAAATATGCACGCTGTGCATCGTTTGCGCCCCAAAATCCACCCCTGCCATAGATGGATGGCCATACATTTATGACAAATGGACAGACAGACGGTATCATGAAGGTGTTTATTGACCTCTTTTGCGGGCTTGGCGGTGCGAGTGAAGCGTTTATTGGGACGGATTGGAAGGTAATTCGGATTGACAACAATCCAGAACTGCTTAATCATGTCAAAGGGATGTGGGTCCTCGATCTAAATGACTTGAAAAATGTCCTCGATGTGATACGCGCGCATCTCTACGATGTTAACGTGGAGCGTTTGGTGGTGTGGGCATCGCCACCTTGCACTGAATTCTCAATGAAGAACCCTGATCGGCCGAGCGATGGCGAGTTTGACATGACTCTCCTCCTCAACACTTTGTTCATTATTGCGGCACTTGAGGAAGACTACAACCTGACAGATTGGATCGTGGAAAATGTTAGAGGAGCAATTCAAGCGTTCAACAAAGAGATGGGTCCTTACAAACAAAACATCGGCCCGTTCTTCCTGTGGGGTTCGTTCGTTCCTATTGCTTGCCTCGATGCCGACACTCGGCGTCATCGCAAACCGTTCAATTCGACCAACAGCAAAACGCGTTTGAGGTCAAACATTCACGCTAAAATTCCCTATGCTTTGAGTGAGAGCCTTCGGGAGAGTCTTGACCGTCAATTATCCCTGGCGAGGTGGGTAGAATGAGGGTGCCAATTCACATTACCATTCCATACGCTCTCCTCAAAGAGGTGGACGCCGAAACGAAAAACCGGTCTCGGTTCATTACCCGAGCAATCCAATCTCACTTTCACGGTGCGACAGACCAAAACATACAGGATGCACCAACCCGTCAATTGATGGCGGCGTTGTCATCGAGGCCGGATTGTGATGCCACGTTGAGAAAACTACTCGTCGTAATGCTCACAGATAGGGAATCATTGTGAGAGCAAGTCGGACAGTTTCAAAGCCACCGACAAGACCGAGAGTAAGAAAGGACACGAGCACATTCAGTTTGACCAATCCTTCCAAGCTGGATTCTTTGGCTTCTCGCTTTTCTTCCCGCTCCATCAACCATTGAGCAAACCTTTGGGTTCTGGTTGCTTTGCTCTCCACGTTAGTTTCTTCATCGGATGTCATCTTGACTTCTCTCCTTAATCAGTTGTAAAATCGTTTGGTCATTGGTCATCTCGATTTGTTCGAGGACGATTAGGTAATTGCAGTTGTCAACAGGATTAATTCGTTGAATATACAAATCCATATTCACCACATGATCGGGGTCAACGACAGAAAATGATGTTGCAGTGGTAGTTGTGCCTGTTCCCCACGCGTTCCCAGCCCATGCAATTTGCCGATTGTCGGACGCGTTTCCTCCAGGG